TTCCCGTCGTCGAACTCGACGCCGTTTTCAACGAGGCAGAGCGAGCAGAACAGGCTGTCGTTGGGCGTGTTCATCATCTGCACGAGGTGGTATCCCTCGACCTTCCGGAGCCGCTGTGCGATGTCTCGCGTGTCCTGCGCGCTGATGTGGTTGATGCCCAGCTCTGCGGCGGTCTCTCTCAGGGAGACGATGCGCATATCCTGCGACTTCTCGATCATTTTGTTAACTACGTTCTCCTTAAACTCTTTCATTTCCGTTTCTCCTTTTCTTTTACTTGGGATGGTTTAATTATACCACACCAAGCGCAAAAGTCAAGCATTTTCTTGAAGTTTTTCAAAAAAATTTTCGCACGAAACGTACACCAAGAGCCGCTCAAACGTACACGTTTGGGCGGCTTTCGTGCATTAAAATATAAGCAGACAGGAGGTGTCTGTGTGTACGATTATAACAACCCCATGATGGGGAGACCGCAGCCGCAGCCCATGACACGGGGCGGTTTTGACAGCGGCGTGATAGTGTTTGTCCCGGCCGTGGAGGATATAGAGCGCGTCCCGGTCATGTCTGGCGAAAAGGTCTATGTGATGGCCATGAACGACGCCGTTATCGCCTGCCGCACCGGCGGGAATATGGGTACTGAAACAACCTTCTGCAAGATGGAGGAGTTCGTCCCCGCCCCGGCTCCGAAGCCGGAGGATTATATAACCAAGGCCGATCTTGAGGACATCCTGTCGCGCCTCCTTACGCAGCAGTCAGCAGGTCAGGCCCCGGCGAAGGGAGGCAAGAAAAGTGAGTAATCCCTTTTTCAAAGGGTCGAAAAGCCCCACTTCCGCGCCGTCCTCCTCGCCGCTTGCGCTGCTCGCAGAGTTCAAGCGTTTTGCAAAAAACGTAACCCCGCAGCAGGCCGAGGCGGAGATCAACCGGCTCCTCTCCAGTGGGCAGATGAGCCAGCAGGAGTTTGAGTATCTCAAGGGTGCAGCCAAGCAGTTTATGACTTTCCTGAAATAAGCCGGGTCGACACGGTTTATATAACTCTGAAGAAAGGAGGATCCACATGGAAAACTTTTCTCTTTCGGACATCAAGAGCGTTCTCGGCGACGGCGACGGTTTCGGCGGCGGCTGGTTCCTGATCGTCGTGCTGTTCCTGTTCATGATCGGTTTCGGCCGTAATGGATTCGGCGGACAGAGCGACTTCGGCCAGTACGCGACCGCGGCCTCGCAGCAGCAGATACTGTTCAACCAGCAGTTTGAAGCGCTCAACCAGCGCCTCGCGAATCTGGGTAACGGCATCTGCAATCTCGGCTACGAAATGCAGGGGAACATCAGCCAGCTCGGCAAGGAGATGGCCCTTGCGCAGAACGGCACGAACGCGACCATCACACAGACCGGCAACTCTATTGAGCGCCAGATCTGTAACCTGGGCGCGAATATCGACGCAAAGTTCGCCGCGCTCGAAAAGTCGCAGCTTGAGCAGCGCATCTCCGAGCAGGCGGCGCAGATCGCGCGCCTCGAGATGGACAACCGTCTCTTCGGCGTCGTGCGCTACCCGAACGGCTATACCTACAACGCGGGCAACTCCCCGTTTTGTGGGGGCGGCTGCGGCTGCTGCGCATGACCCCAGATGATTAACCGCTATTAACAGCGTCAGGCCCGGACGGCAGCCGCTGTCCGGGCATCACTTATGAAAGGAGCATTACTATGTCTTGCAATCAGAGACTTAAAAACTCGCACTACAAGAGCGCTCAGAACGCTTACAATAATACGCCCCAGGCGTTCATCGCATCGGGCACCCCCGTCAATGTCCTCGGTATCCTCAACACCGATACCGGCTGCTCGCTGGAGACCGTGACGGGCGGTTTCGTTGTCAATAACGGCGGCCTCTACCGCATCAGCTACGACGTGATCTTCACCGCAAGCGGTGCCGGCGTCGCAGAGCTGAAGGCGCTCAAGGACACTGTCGCGCTCCCCTGCGCTGATGCGCAGATTACGACCGTGGCCGACAACGTCTACACGCTGCACATTGAGACGACCGTTTACATCCCCGTGTGCTGCAACGGCACTCCAACCATCAGCGCAGCGATCGGCGGCGTTGCCGGTACGATCAACCACGTCTGCGCCAGCATGGTCAAGCTGGCCTAAGTTGGGGGCTGAACCATGGGAATTACCTGTGAAGCCCTCGACAAGGAGATAAGCGCGCTCAAGGCCGGGAAGATGACTTGGGACACGGTCAAGCAGCTCAACCTGCTTTTGGACCTCCGCGCCAAGCTCGGCGACGACGCCCACACCAGCGAGCGCCTGACCGACAGTGAGCTGCGCGCATGGCTCCAGCACATGGACAATGCCGACGGCTCGACCGGCCAGCACTGGACGGAAGACCAGACCGCCAGCATCGCCGCGGCGATCGGCGTGACGTTCGACCATGTCACGGCCGAGGAGTTCTGCGCTGCGATGAATATGATGTACTCGGATTACTTCCCCGTTGGCGTCAAATACGGCGTCGACCGGCCGGAGTTTTACGCGGATCTCGCCAAGGCGTTTTTGTTCGACAAGGACGGTCCGGCACCTTCGGAGAAGCTCGCCAAGTACTATCATGAGGTCGTAAAATAGGGGCGGTTTATGCCCCCCATTATGCCCCCCAAAGGGTATTTACGCCCCCCATTATGCCCCCCAAAATCTGGGTAAATTTGGGGTGTTTTGAGACCGTTTGACGAAACATAAAAACCCCGGAACCATTGAGATTCCGGGGTTTTTCCTTGGAGCTGCTACCCAGATTCGAACTGGGGACCTCATCCTTACCAAACTTGCGCCCCCGAGTCTTTAAGTGACTGCGCCGCAATGCGTCAGACCTTGTCTATCTCAGTTGTCCCCTCAATGCTGCCCCTCAAGTGTTTGAAGCTATCATTTACGTTCTGGAGGGCGTCGGCAGGGGCATTATCCAGCAGATGGGCGTAAACGTCAAGCGTGAGCTTGACGGAGCTGTGCCCGGCCAGATACTGAACCCGCTTAAGCGGTGTGCCGCTGAGGATAAGCTCGGTTATATATGTATGTCGGAGCTGATGGGGCGAAAAATGAAAATCGAACGCTGCGCAGTAGCGCCGGAACGGCACTTTATCCCCAAGCTTCAGACGGACGCAGACCTCTTTTCCGGTGCGCGCGCTGGTGTATGTCACCGGGCGCACTTCCCTGCCGGTTACGGATTCCCATGCGCGGCGGTATGCCGATTCACTATACGGTCGCCCGCCCTCGATATGGCAGACATAGTCACCCTCGTGCGGCAGAGCGCGCAGCGCATCTCGCAGCAAATCCGGAACCGGGATATTGCGCTCGGCGGCGTCGCTTTTAAGCTGTTCAGACACAACGGGCTGATTCGACTCCCAGCGAATGGCGCGCCGAACCTCGATGTATGGCGCGGCATCGTCGAGATGCACGCAGTCCCATTGCAGCGCGAAAGCCTCCTCACGCCGCAAGCCGCAGAGCAGACAGAGCAGAATAAACGGATATATCCGCTCGTCCTTAAGCTCCTCCAGCACGGTGCGCTGCTGCGCCTGAGTGAGCGGCTTTTTCTCGACGGCTTTCCGGCCTCCGGCCTTGATATTGCGGCAGGGGGATTTTAGAATCAGGTCGCTGTCCTCCGCCGCACTGAATACCATTTTAAGAGTCGTCACGATCTTCTGCTGTGTCGATTTGCTCAGCGACCCCGCGGCTGCCATAACGGCCTTGATATCATCCGGTTTGACCTCGGCAAGAAGCATGTGTCCGATCACCGGGCAGATGTGATTATTTATCGCGTTCTTATGGTTCGCGCGTCCCTTGGGCGACAGGTTGACCGTGTTCAGCTCATACCACCGGGCGGCGTACTGCCAGACGTGCAGCTGCCCGTCCATGCCCATCGCGTCGAGCTCGGCCTGACGCCAGTCTGCTTTTTCGCGCGCGATGGCCTTTGTTTTGCCCCAGACCTCAATATCCCACTTGCCGGTGACAGGGTTCCGCAGCCGCTTTCGATATGCGTCGCGGCTCTTGCTGTAATAAAATTCTGGCGCGTCTTTGCGCGGCATGGATTTCCTCCCTATAAATTGACCTGTGCCCTAATTGGGCACAGGCTGTAATCTGTTAATATCCTGCTTTTGCGACGCCGTACTCGGCTTGTTCCTGAGAGAATCCCTCATATTTGAGCTGGTCAATCAGCCCTGACTTTGAGAACGAGGAGTGTTTCAGATACGACTCCGCGCACTTTGCTGCCTGTTCGTACCAGTCAGCGCCGCAGTTGTCGGCAGCAAACAGAGCTTCGGCATGAGTATACCCCTCATATTCGAGCTGTCCGATCAGGCCGGTGTACGAGAAAGACGAAGACCGCAGGTATGACAGCGCGGACTTGAGCGCGTTTTCCTCCCCAACGGTCTCGGCTGCTCTTAGCTTAGCCGAGGATGTCGAGTCGCCGGACGATATTTCATCGAAATAAGTCAGAACATCGTAAGAGACTGCCCCGTCGTAGATCTCAATCAGCGTATGCAGTCCCGTGTTTCCGTTGCTGTTGCGGAACGCCACGAAATCATTGTCATTGACAACAAGAATGTTAATGACAGGGTCGGTGCAGCCGGCGGCGACGAGCTTATCCGTCAGCTCTTTACTCTTAGCGCATAAGGAGTCCTTAAGCGCCGTCCAATCATCATCTTGGTTGTTGTGCTCGGCGGAGAGCTGAATTGCCTGTTGTGTTATCGTTGTGTCCGCAAGGTACACCGTGAAGGAAACCCCGCGGCTATTAGAATCGGCCTGAACGACAACAGCATCAAAGTCCCCGTTAAATGCCGAAGCTATAGCAAGTTTATAATTTCTCAGATCGTCTTTCGGTGTCGGCTCGGGTGTTGCGGGCTCAGCGGTTGACATCGCGGGCTGCACACTGGAGGTCGGCTTCTTTGACATGGTGCCCAACAGAACGCCAAGAACAGCAATCAGAATGAGCAGATACCTCCACTTCAACTTCATCCTCGTCGCCTCCTAATTAAAATCGCCGGTGCCCGAATCGGGCACCGGCGTGAATTTATTTCCCCCGCCGCTCTTTGCGGCTGATGACAAAAAAGTACACCGTCGCGGTGACGCCGGCCGTCAGCGCAACGATCACGACCGCTCCGACTACGGACGGGGCGCCTCGCCACAGGCCGAAGTCGGGGTCTATGATATCAAGTCTCAAATACGGGACAAGCGCGATGATCGCCATCGCTGCGACGAAGGTCAGGCAGTAAATCAACCTGTCCTTTGCCCGCAGCGCCCGCCGGTGCTGCTCATATGAGCGTTCCAGCAGTTCATTTTCCCGTTTGACCGCTGCATTATCGTGCTCAAGCACCTCTATGCGGTGTTCGTTCTCCGAAGTTTTATCCGGAATTTCAATGCCGAAATACTCGTCCAGCGACACATTGCAGACCCGGCAGATCGGGCCGACTGTGTACACCGACGGGTCCTTTGACGCTCTCGCGAAGAATCCGTTAACCGTCGCTTCCGGTACTCCGGACAGCTCCGCGATGCGCCTGCTTGAGTTGTTTCCCTTGTTTTCCCTGCACAGATCTTTTAACAGCGGCTTTTCCGCCATTTCATCGCCCCCAAAACTCATTATATCCTGATTAAGGCATCAGATACCCGATCTTCGCAGCCATTTGACCGCGTCTGCGCATAGACATAACCGATGATATTATGATAATATCTAAGCGTAGCAGAAAGACCATAACACCGGGCATCTGCTAAAGCTTCGGCCGAGGCGGCAACCAAGGCCGGAGCAATTCTACAATGGAAGGGGGCGCAAGGCCGGCAGCCCTGCGGTGTTCCTGTGCGCCGCAAATTTATTTTAGGAGGGCAACCATGGAGGACACCAGACGAAGAGACCAGATCAACCGAATTATCAGCAAGTATCAGCTCCTGCCGCCGGAAGACCGGGAGAGGGTGCTCACTCTCCTTGCGTTTTTAACAGAAGATCAACATAGTCCTCCATGCGCTGCAAGTTCTCATCGTTGAGCAGCTCCAGCTTGCGGTTAAGCCTGTCGTCTTTGACGACGGGCTTTTCTTTTTGCCCCAAAAGTTCATCTATTGAGCAATTAAAAATGTCGGCCATTCGTTTCAAGGATTCAAAATCAGGCTCACGGCGACCGACTTCCCAGCCGCTCACAGTGGTCTGCTTTACGGACAGCACATCGGCGAGTTCTTGTTGCTTCATGCCGGCTTGCTGCCTAAATTCCTTGATACGATTCATAGTTTATCACCTGATATCACAATACGCGATATTACAGCAATTTGCAAGCATTACGACAAAAAGGCGTGAAATTAAATATTTCCTCTTGACATACGGCAAATCGCGTTGTATATTGATAGTGCAATTTGAATTAGCACGGCGCAACGCCGTGAATCACAACGGAGGCGAGGGCAGGAAATGACCGAGCAGGAGTACCGGGAAACGGTGCAGCGAGAGTGCGCCGAGCGAACCCGGAATATGGAGAGGAACATAAGAAGCTTCAAGCGGAACCTCAAAGCGTTCAACGTGATCATGGTCGCGCTCGCGAGCCTCATGCTTGTCAGCTCGCTCTTGAAGATCTTCGGAGTTATATAACCCCGAAGATCTCCAGAACAAGCCTTATGACCTCCAAGGCCAGAGCAACCCCGGCGATGATCACCGCCGACTTTGAAAGTCGGTTGGCTGTCCCGGCGCATTCCCCGGCCAGCACTGCCCGCAGATGCGTTTCATAAGCATCAAGAAGCTTATGGCTGATCGTGACCGGCGGATCGTCCTCATCAGATCGAAAGTCAATGTCGATCTCCTGTGTGTAGTAGGGTATGAACACATTATTGAGTGCTTCATAATCCTCAAGACCGGTCGCAGAAAGAACCGGATTGAGCTTACCGTATTCAAGAATCGCTTTACAGACTTCGGCTTGTTTATTAGTCATGGCAACAACCACCTTTCACGGCGATATTACCACGCAGCATACATAAACGCAAATAAATCATAACGGAGGCGAGGGCAATGTGCAGGTGTCCAAACTGCGGAGCACCAATCACCGGTTCAAGCTGCGAATACTGCGGAACGGTATTTGACGCTGAAGCCGACAGCCTGGCGGATGGCAGCAATGAACATTGCGTAAGGCTGGATAATTACATTCCTTTCGACCTTGGTCTCGGCACCGGGTATGAAAAGAGATCTTCTCGCATTGCTGATTGAAGTCTCTGGCGCAAAGCGAAGAATTTGTCAGTATTTATTGGGTTCATCTTTTCCGCTGCACGAACCATTTCGTTCAGTTCGGCAAGTAAAACAAGGGTATTCTTTGATGCGACCAGCGTCGCAGAATTGATAGCCTCATAGAGATTAACGGCAACTGCCGGAGATACTCCCTGCGCCGCATTACGCATTGCGGCCTCCAATGCTCTATATGCCTCAAGCCGTGCAGGGATAAATGCCGTCATCGCTGTGGCTTGGACTTGAATCCGGCCGGTTATGATTGCCCCAACGCACGCGCCCAGCACCGCAGCCGCAGCGGGAATTACAACGCTCCACCATATGTCCATTGATAGTCCCTCCCGAAGTCAGCAAAATGCACTTTGTTCGGGGAAATATTACCACATGGAATACCGCCAAATCAAGCCGCTGCGTGCGGCATCACACAATTAGTTTTCTCCTTTTCATCCTCTCTATCCCTCTCCCCGCGGTCTTTGCTCTTCTTTTCCCGCGGGGAGGCCTTAATGCAGCCGACGCCGGTCGCAAGCCCGGGAGCAAGATGCAGAGCGAGGCAGACAGAAAGCAGGTGACGAAATGGACGAACTCAAGAGGCTGCGCGAGGCCGCGGGACTTTCCCAAGTTCAGCTTGCGCTGAGGCTCGGGGTGTCGCAGAGCACTGTCGCGAACTGGGAGCGAGGATTCCGCGTACCGCAGACAGGCAATCTTATTAAGATCTCGAACATCCTCGGCTGCGGCGTTGACGCGCTGCTCGAACTGAACACCCAGAGCGCGGACGCAGCCCGTGACAATACAATACCTGACAGGGAGGTGCGCGTCAATGGATAAGGACGCCCGGAACATCTACAAAAACGCGCGGCAGACTGCCGGTCTGACGCAGGAGCGCTGGGCGGAGCTGCTGGGGATATCCCCGGACAGCGTCCGACGGTACGAGGCCGGGGCGATGCTGCCCAGCGACGAGACGGTGCTGATGATGGCGGAGACGACGGGAATCCTCGTGCTGCCGCTATGGCACCTCAGGGCTAAAAGCGCAATAGCCGAGGACATGCTCCCGGATGTGCCGGACGTGCCGCTGCCTCAGGCTGTGCTGAAACTGCTGACATCGGTCAAGGCCGTGAGCGGCAGCATCGACAACCTGATACAGATCGCGTCTGACGGTATGGTCGACAACCGCGAGGAGGCGCTCTTCGAGGAGATCGCGGGCGATCTCGACGACGTTATTGAGGCGGCTATCGCCGTCAAGTGCGCAGGAGGTGCGAGACATGCCGAGTGACAGATATCAGGGACGCTTCCCCGGCTACACCGGGAAGAAGCTCTTCGAGGTCGAGCACCCGGTATTCGGGCGCTGCACCGTGGCCGCCCCCGACGAAAACGCGGCGCTGCTGCCCGCGGCGACCTTCTGGCACACGTTCTGGGGAACGCAAGAGTTCTACGCATACGCGAAGGTGACCCGCGCGGGGTTGCTGGAGAGGAGCTCCGATGGCTGAGCTTACGGTGATGGTACGCGCCGCGCTGTTCTTCGGCGTGATAGGGACTGTACTCAGCGCGCTTGCGCTGGCGCTGTATTGGAGGAGGCACTGATGGACGACAAGCTTATATCGAAGCTGGACGCCGCCGATATGCTCGGTGTCTCCGTCTCGACCGTCGAACGGCTGATCGCCGACGGCGACCTGCCCATGTACAAGATACGCGGGCAGTGCAGGCTAATGACGTCCGACATTAAGACGTACATAGCGGGCTGCCGCAGAGTTGCGGCTAAGGCAGCCCCCGTCCCCGCGCGCAGGCAGCCCGCCCGACGCGGCTCGAAGCTCGTCGGCTGCGGGTACTACCCGGGGATGAAAGTGGTATAACCGGGCGCTTTGCGCCTGAAATTTAGACAAGGAGGCTAATTATGATCAAATGCGACGCTATGAAGCTCAACCCGCGCGGCCATGTGGTAGCCGAGGGCCGCCCTTTGCAGATTCTTTCAGAGGCAAAGCTCTTGTTCTGTGAGCTTATTAATCGCGAGAAGCTTTCTCCCGTTGCGGCGCGCTTCGCAGTAGAAGCGGCTATCGAGGTATGCAAGCTCGGCAACAGAGAGCTCAGCTTTTCAGAATACTCCGCCGCTTGTGATATCGCCGAGAAAAGAGTCGGATTCGACTGGAGCAAGTTCGTCGAAGAATGCACCGGCACAGATTCCCCCGGACGCACCGCTGGTAAGGACGACGGCGCGCCGACGGGCGACCGCTCGGTCGAGGTCTACGTCATCAAGCTCTGAGCGCTTTGGAACCTGCGGCATCGGGAACGGTGCCGCATATCGAGAGCACTCGCATCTCGAAAAATTAAAGGAGGTTTACCAATGTTTGAGAACAAGTATGTAATCGTCCGCGGCGATCGCTCCGGCGTATTTGCCGGGCATCTCAAGAGCAAGGAGGGCAGAGAGGTCACGCTGACCGACTGCCGCCGTATCTGGTATTGGGACGGTGCAGCCAGCATATCCGAGCTTGCCAACATAGGAACCAAGAAGCCCCAGTCCTGTAAGTTCCCCGCACCGGTCGCCGAGATCTGCATAACGGACGCGATCGAGATCATCCCCTGCACCGAGGCCGCAGAGGCGAGCATCAAGGCGGTTCGCGTATGGACAGCTTAACAGTTCAGGAGTTCCTGAAGGTCGATTTTAGCGGCTACAGCGTCGGCGTCGGCGTCGGCGTCGGCTACGGCTCCGGCTACGGCTCCGGCTCCGGCTCCGGCTACGGCTCCGGCGTCGGCTACAGCTACGGCGACGGCTCCGGCTACGGCGACGGCTCCGGCTACGGCGACGGCTCCGGCGACGGCTCCGGCTACGGCTCCGGCTACGGCGACGGCTACGGCGACGGCTACGGCGACGACTCCGGCTACGGCTTAAAGAGCCTCTGTGGAGAACCTGTCTATATGATCGACGGTGTGCCGACGATCATCACCGGGCTGCGCGGCTCTGTCGCGATGGGGTTTATCGTGATGATCGATCTGTCGAAGCGTAAGACATTCGTCGTCAAGGGCGGCGGAAAGTTCGCGCACGGTGAGGATCTCCACGCAGCTCAGGCAGCGCTGGAGGAGAAGCTTTTTGACGATATGCCCGTCGAGGAGAAGCTTGAAGCGTTCCGAGAGCAGTTCACACCGGGCGAGGCTTATACCGTCGCGGACTTCTACGACTGGCACCATCGCCTCACGGGCAGCTGCACGCAGGGGCGCGATGCCTTCGCGCAGGATCATGAGCTTAACATGAACGACGCCATGACCCCGGAGGAGTTTATCGACCTGACTAAGGACGCATTTGGTGGCCGGATCATCCGCCAGCTTGCGGAGCACTACGGTATTGATCTGTGAGCGCTTTGGAACCTGCGGCATCGGGACCGGTGCCGCATATCGAGAGCACTCGAAAAAGAGGAGGAGAGACTATGGCTACAGGCGCATTATGCCGAAAGCCCGGATACTGGGCAGTTCTGCCCGCACGGGTACGGTATGACGAAGAGCTGCGCCCCAATGCGAAGCTCATTTATGCAGAGATCACGGCGCTTGCGGACAGCACCGGTTTTTGCTGGGCGACAAACAAGTACCTGAGCGAGCTTTTCGGGCTGTCCAAGAAGACCGTCAGTGATCTGATCGGGACGCTTGAGAAAAAAGGCTACATACAGATCGAGGTCGTTCGCGACGAAAAAGGCGCGGTTTCAGACCGAAAAATCTACGTCGACCGCGTGAGTGTCGTAGTGCCTGACCCTATCCCTAAAAATGGGGATAGGTATCCCCAAAATAACGGATACCCTATCCCCAAAAATGGGGAAGAGAATAATATATATATTAACAATAACCCCCCTATATCCCCCCAGGGGGATGATGTGTGTGCTTCTGAGCCGAAGCATAAGCCGGAGCGCTTCTCCAAGCTCTGGAGCTTCTATCCGCACTCCAAGCGCGGCAGTAAACAGCGGGCTATGAGGGCATGGGATAAGCTTAAGCCTTCGGACGAGCTGATTGACACCATCGCCAAGGCGCTTATGAGGCAGCTCCGGACGGACGAATGGAGCCGCGGCATAGGCGTGCCGCACCTCAGTTCCTACCTCAACGGCCGTCTCTGGCTCGACGCCGAGGAGATCGACGAGGCGGAGCCTGCGGCGATGTTCGAGACTGACGACGTGGAGGTCTTGCCGTTATGGACGTGAAAAACGACAAGACGCTGTACTCACAGCAGTCGCTGCTCGGTTCAATGCTTATCTCCCCGGAGATTTGCGGCGCGGTGTTCCAGCGCGTCAAGGCCGACGACTTCGGCGACAAGTGGTGCCGGGAAGCGTTCAAGCAGCTCCGGGTGATGTTCTTCGGCAATGAGCCCGTAGACCCGGCAGTATTGGCCAGCCGCCTCGGAGACGGCGCGACACAGTTCCTCGCCGATCTGATGCGCATGACGCCGACCGCTGCGAACTGGGAAGCATACGCCGACATAGTCGAGGACTCCGGAAAGCTCCGGCAGCTTCAGGCCGTCGCGATGCAGATAGTTACCTCCCCCGACCTCGACTGTGCGCGCAAGGCTCTGGCGCAGGTCGACCGGGTCGTTATCAAGCCCCGCATCCGCGTCGCGTCCTACTCGGACAGCCTTGGCCGCCTGCTTGATTATCTGGGCGACCCGACCCCGCCGCAGTACATAGACTGGGGCATCCCCACCATCAACGACACGGTGCAGGTCGCCGCCGGGGATTACATGATCATCGGCGCTGACAGCTCCGTCGGCAAGACGGCGATAATGATTCAGTTGGCACTCAACGCCGCAAAGAGTGGCAAGCGCGTCTGCATCTTCAGCCTTGAAACCACAGAGCGCAAGCTCCTGATGCGCAGCGTAGCGCAGAACACCGGGGTGAACTTTCAGGCGATGAAAAACAAGCGGCTGAGTAAGGACGACTACTCCCGCATCATGGACTACGGCGAGAAAACCTCAAGGCTTGTCTGCGACGTTGCCGAAGCGTCCGGCGCAACTATCGACGATATCCGCGCCGTAGCCGTCGCGAACCGATACGACATCGTCATGCTGGACTATCTGCAAATCGCCAACGCTGAGGGCGGTTCCCGCCCGGAGATAGTCACGAACATCTCCATACAGCTCCGTACACTGGCGCAGTCCCTCGGTGTAACGGTTGTCGCTTTGTCGCAGCTGACCCCGCCGGACAACCAAGCGAAGTTACGCAACGCGCCGATCATCCCGAATGTCGAGATGCTGCGAGAGTCCCGGCAGCTCAAACAGGACGCCGACATAATTCTGCTCATGGGGCTGGTCAAGCCCGGCGACCGCGCCAGCGATCGTATCGTCGTGATCGACAAGAATAAGGACGGCCCCTGCGGTCAGCTATACCTCAGCTTCGACCCCGCGCACATGCGGTTTGACCCCGTGTCTGACGCAACGTCGAGGAAGTACTGGGAAGCCCAGCAAAAGGCGCTCAAGGCCGCGGCGCTTAAAAAGCGAGCCGGGCAGATCACGTTTGAAGAGCTGCCGGACAACGGCGACGAGCTCCCGTTTTAGGAGGTGAGGCACGACGAAGATCGGAGACAAGATTCGATTCATTCCCTCGGCATGGACGCAGTTTAGCGACACGAATTCCCTCAGTTCCTACGGCGTCAAGGGTGACGTCGAGGGCGAGATCGTCGAGATCAACTGGGCGCACCGGTGGTACAGAGCACGGTACCAGGCGGGCGGCGCGACACTTTACGAGTCATTCAAATTTTAAGCAAAATCAGAGTCTGGAGGACCACAACGATGAGAACAACCGCGATAATCAACCTCAAGGGCGGCGTCGCAAAGACGACGACAGCCCTGAACATGGCCGCGATACTGGCCAAGGACTACAAGCAGCGCGTCCTGTTAGTGGACGCGGACAGCCAATGCAACTGCACCGAGTTTTTCCAGCGCGGCATCGCGCACCCCGGCACCCTCGCCGATATGCTGCGCGGCCTCGCGCCGTGCATCGAGCACAGCCGTTTCGACGGTGTCGACCTCCTGCCGGGAGACGACAGCCTGATGGATCTTGATCTGACGAAGATCGAGACCGGCAGCGCCTCCGCCGTGTGCCTGCGTGAGCTGGCCGCGGAGCTGGGCGACAAGTACGACCGGATGATCATCGACTGCCCGCCGGCGTTTAATGCGGCCTCTGCCGCGGCGCTGGTGGCGGCAGACGAGGTCATCATCCCGATCAAGCTCGACGCATTCAGCCTGCGCGGGATGGCAAACATCATGCAGCAGGTCAGTAATATGCGCAAGATCAACGACAGCCTCACCGTCGCCGGCATACTGCCGACGATGTGGTACAAGTCCGATAACATCATCGAGGCCGAGAAGATGCTGCGCGAGTTCGGGCTCCCGGTGCTGCCGCATGTTCGGCGCACGAACAAGGTCGACGACATGACATTTGCTCAGGAGCCGCTTGTTATCAGCTCGCCGAAGAGTGCGGCGGGCGTCGATTACCGCCGCGTCGTTGCGGCGCTGATGTGAGGAGGTGCGGTCATGGGATTCGATTTAGCATCGGTGCTCAAGAATGTGCCCGATTCGGGCACAAATGACGGCCGTGAGCGTATCGAGTACATAGGGCTCGACAAACTGCACGACGACCCGAACAACTTCTACTCCCTCGACGGCATCGAGGAGCTTGCCGAGAACATCGAGTTTGCGGGGCTCCAGCAGCCCGTCCGCGTCCGCCGCGATGCGGAGCACAGCGGTGAGTACATCATCGTCAGCGGCCACCGCCGCACGGCGGCGATGCGCAAGATCGTCGAGGACGGCAACAAGGCCTTTGAGACGGTGCCCTGCATCGTCGAGGCCGAAGGCGGCAGCGAGGCGCTGCGCGAGCTGCGCCTGATCTACGCCAACTCCGACACCCGCCGGATGTCCTCCGCGGATATCTCCAAGCAGGCCGAGCGCGTCGAGGCGCTGCTCTACCAGCTCAAGGAGGAGGGCGTCGAGTTCCCCGGCAGGATGCGCGACCACGTCGCCGAGGCCTGCAAGGTGAGCAAGTCGAAGCTGTCCCGCCTGAAGGTCATCCGCGACAAGCTTGCGCCGGACATCTACGCCGGGTATTACGAAAGGGGAAAACTGCCGGAGGACACGGCCTATGAGCTCGCCAAGCTGCCGGCCGACACCCAGCGTGTCATTGTTGACCGCGCGACGCGGAAAGACAGAGACGACATCAGGTACCTTTATTCGAGCAGGGTCAAAGATCAGGGCGCGGATATCCAGCGTTTCAGCAAAATGGCCTGCCGCTGCGAGCAGGGCGGAACCTGCGTCAATGTTCCGAATATGGTGGATAAGCTTTACTCCAACGGCTGGCGAGGCTATACGCACTGCGGCTCCGGCTGCTGCTACGACTGCGCCGAGCTTGCAACCTGCTCAAAGTGCTGCTCCCGCATGGCGGGAGTCAAGGCGCAGAAAAAGGCCGAAAAGAAAGAGGCTAAGGCCGCGGAAGCTGCGGTGCAGGCCGAACGCGACAGGCCGGCAGTCGACGCGCTGCGGCTCCTCTGGAACCGCATGGGCGAGGCCTGCAAGAGGGCGGGCGTCGATTACAACGAGGTCTGCGACAAGGCCGGCATTTATGCCGCACTGCCGCCCAAGTACGCGACCGTGCTGCTTGACGGCGGCGGCAAGCTTACGGCAGATGCGCGGCCTCCGTTCGGCTACGTCATAGGCCGAGACGATATATCGAGACTCGTCAAGCTGGCCGATCTGCTCGGCTGCTCGCTGGATTATCTCTTCGGCCGCGATGTGCCCGAATCGGGCACCGGCACGGCGGAGCCGAAGTGGCAGACCGGGGAGCCGCCGGAGGAGGGGGAATATATCATCCGATTTGACGGGCCGGGCGAGTACGGAACAGACCTCACGAGGTATAAAAACGGCCGCTTTATCGGCTATGAATGCTATACGGATATCGACTGGTTCCCGCTGCCGCAGGATCGGTGAAAGGAGGGACGGAAGATGGGTTATCATCCACTCCTTGACGAGTGCCTTAAAGGGGCGCAGAGGGTCATCAAGGCCCAGGGTGACATTAAATTCGAGGGAATGCTGTACAGACAGCATCGGCTCAAGGTTCCCAAGAGCGTTGTGCGAGGATATGAGGAGCTCCTTAAGTATGAGCTTTTGTCACTATCGATAATGCTCGACAAATGGGTTGAGCAAGGTGCGCCGATTGAGGAGAAAGACAATGGCTGAGTATGTGAAGAGGATTGACATGATTAAGAGATACTCGATATCTATAGCGGACGGCGGTTCCGTCGTTCTGGACTCTATTGAAATTGTCCTGAGAACCAGCGACGCGCCTGTCTGCTGCCTGGACGGGCTGTGTGAGATCGTGAAGGTTTGGCCGCCCGATGAGCTGTGATAATTGCCTATGCCGCACCTGCATTTTCTCCTGCGAACTGTCCTACTCCCGCGATTCTGACGAGCTCGACGCAATAGATGATATCTGCTTTACGTGCGACGAGTGCCGCTGGTGGCATGGTGCCGATCCCCGGTATCGCATCCAGACCCGCTGTGAGTGCGAACGGTACCGGGAATCACGGCGGGCTGTCGAGCGGCGGGCAGAGGCCGCACGGAAGAAATTCACGATAATAAACGGAGGAAAAATCAATGGATGAATACATCACCAAGAAAGAGGCGCTTCGCGTAATATCCGACGTCTTTTTTGAAACCGCCCCCGACGGCACCGATCAGCTCGCCGTACTCAAGTGCTCACGAGCCGTGCGCGCTCTCCCGGCAGTGGACAGAATGCTTAACGATCCTCACAAGATAGACCTGACCGGCCTGACTCCGTCCATGCCGTTCTTGATCCGTTATCCCCTCATCGGTCCCTGCTCCCCGTGCATCATGGAGTGCGAGGCCTATATCTCCGGCCTTGAGGTCAAAGCTGGGGGAAAGACGTTATCATTGACATTCGACGTTTTTAACTCGGAGAAGAAAGATGGCAAACTGTCCTAACTGCGGCGCACCGCTGCCGTTGTCGAGCTCAGCTCGATGCGAATACTGCGGTTCCTCGGTGCTGCCGGACGCTTCGGTTTCGGCTGATGCTGTAAGGATCCAGCTCCTTGCTATAGAAATCGCCCGCATGAGGTTTGCCGACGCACAGGCTAAACTGCTCCGAGATATCTCGAATCGCCCAAGGAGGAATACCTTTGAGTAAAAGCGGATTACTCGCCCGGCAGAAGGCCGAGCGCGAACTGTGGACGATCAAGGTGATCGCCTATACCGAGCAGCAGACGCTCGATGCGGTCTGCCTCGCACTCGCCGAGGGCTTCGGGTTCGGCGAGGAGCGGCTGAAACGCTTCCACGACGCTTTCAATGCCAAGTACGCGGAGATTCGCGAGCTTGAGAGGCGCGACACCAAGGATAACGAGTACGCCATCGCCAAGCAGGAGGCCGCGCTCAAGGCGGCCTGTGGTAAGTATTATTCGCCTCGCGAGGTGCGATATGATATCAAGATCGTCACGCGAGATGGTAAGCAACACAAACTGTGATGAGGAGGAAGTTAACAATGCTTTGTCCATTTAAGCGCGTAACCACCCGCCTCCCCAGCGGTCAGACTAATGGTCAGGCCTTTGGCCTTTGCAGTGCAGACAACTGCATGGCTTACTATGTAAAAAACGAGTACGACACCAAGCCGCCGTTTTCGGTAATTGGCAGTCGTCCCGCTTGCCGGCTCATAGAGCATCCGTATGCCGCACCGATAGCGTACTGCTCCATGTTCGGCTCGGACGACGAAGGGACAAACCCGGAGGCGCTGAATGATGAATAAACCTGGCATTAACTATCTCCCAGATGTGGAGTTTCGTGCTCACATCAGTGAGCAGAATAATTGTGTTTGTTCCGGGTGCCGCAAGACTGGCACTGTTCTCAAACTAACAGTACCGGAAACGAAGTATAACGACGGCAAGCATCTCTCAACGAAGTATCACGGATACTGGATGTGTGTCGATTGCGTTGCGAAGGTCGCGAGGTGTTTTGATGCAGCGGTAAGGGAGCTGTACAAACTGTAAATAACAATTCTTCCGCCGGGTGAGCCAGACTCCACGGGCTATGATTCAGGAGGTAAAACATGCCCGAGAGCATAGCCCTTAACTGTGACTGCATGGAGTACATGCGGTCACTGCCCGACAAGGCGTTTGACGTCGTTGTCGCTGATCCGCCCTATAACATCGCGAAAGCGGCATGGGACAAGTGGCCGAGCGTAGACGCTTATGTGAGCGACGTGATGGCGTGGCTCCGTGAGTTCAGCCGTATTCTCAAGGATACGGGGAGCCTATGGATGTTTCATTCCGATATGTCTCAGCTCTGCCGCATAATGGCTGAATCGCAGGCACTGCCCGGCCTCGTTCTTCGGGATTTTATAGTTCTTTACAAACGCAATTTCCGCGCAAAGGCCTGGAAGACCGCCGAGTGTGCCAAGAACACCGGACTGCGAAGCTTCTTCAATGTTAACGAGTACCTTGTACATTGGTTCTCAACTCCCGGCTGCAACACTTCTTGGAACAGAACAGGGCTTGATTATATCAACAGTAATCCCGAGTGCTATAAGCCCTTGAAAGAATGGTACCGCCAGGAGATGCAGCGTCTCGGCTTGACTCAAAAGGATATTGCAGAAAAGTATACAGCCGTCACGGGGAAGAAGCCGCACATGCTCAGACACTACTTTCAGGACAATCAATTCGAGATCCCGACGGAAGCCGTCTGGACGGCAGTCTACGAGCCGCTCGGCTTCGGGCAGTACGAGGATCTGCGGAAGCAGTACGAGGAGCTGCGGAACTACTGGCAGCCAGATGATGAGCACTGTAACGTATGGGAGTACGCCGGCGGCTTTCAAGTCCGTGAAGGTAGCTTCCACGAAACGAGTAAGCCCGTCAGTCTCTATCAGCGGATATTAAGATGCTGCACCCCTGTGGGGGGCGAGTGTTTGATCCGTTCCTCGGCTCCGGCAGCAGCCGCATCGCGGCGTACAGTCTCGGCTTTGACTTCGTCGGCTGCGAAATCGACAAAACATATTTTGAGCTTGAGGAGAAGCGCTTCGAGACCTTTTCCTCACAGCAAAGCTTATTTTACTAATTAAACATTGCGGTCTATGGCCATGGGGCAAAGGACGTCAGGAGTATGCACATGGCTTACCGTAAAAAGATCATATCGGCCGGGCCGCTGGTCAAGGAGATCATATATCCGTATCGCTCAGGCGGCAGCAGCTCAAACGGCCGGCGGCGCACCGGGACAAGCTCGGAAGCGCAGCGCCGGATGAACGCTATCTATTCGTGGCAGAAACTTGAGCTGCTGCTCGCGGCGAACCTCGTCAAGGGCGACGTCGTCGGGTGCCTGACCTTCGACGACTATCACCTCCCGGAGACCCGCGAGCAGGTCCGGAATAAATTCAAGTGGTTTCTCGACAAACTCCGGGCGGCGCGTGAGGAACGAGGGCAGAACCTCGTCATGTTCTGGTCGATCGAGCATCTGCACGGCGAGGGGCGCTGGCATATTCACATAGCCTGTAACGCGACCGGCAGCGACTACGAGGAAATGCTCCGGCTATGGGGGCAGGGCGAGTGTGAGTTCAACGCGCTGCGCGTCGATAAGAAAAAGAACTATGAGACCTTGGCCCGGTACATGGCCAAGGAGGAACGGGACAAGGTCGGGCAGCGCTCATGGAGCTACACACGAAACGCTAAGAAGCCGGAAGTTGAGAGCTTCTCCGTGCGGGAGTTCACGCCGCTGCGAGTGCCGAAGGATACAACAGTGTTCGAGGACGTCCGCAGCCGCGGCGAATGGCAGTACATCAAATACGCTTATAACAACGCGCTTAAGGTTCGGCGGCACCGCAGACGCCGGTCGTAGATTGTGCCCTATTCGGGCACCGGAAAATCTTTTTTATAAATTTTTTCTGGCTTGAAACCTATGTTATTAAAAGGAAAGGAGTGCTGAAAAGTATTGCAATCCCAAGGTTTTTCTGGTAAACTAACAGTGAAAGACGGGTTCCTCCAGTGCCCGACTTGTCGCGGCAATAAAAAGCTGCTCAAGATCGAGCCGGACACAACGGCGACTAATCTGGTCGTCTTCTGCCGTTTCTGTAAAACCGAACATCGGATCGACATCAGTCGGGGCCAGTGCTTTGAGAGCCGGGGCCAGTGATAGACACATGAGTGTGTTTGTCGCTGGCCCCGGCTCTTTTTCGTTTCCCGGACAGCGCCGAGGCGATAGCCGGCGCACGGGGAAGAAAGGGCCGGGTGTCCGCGTATGAGTCAATCCTGGGCAAGAGGGTTCTACTCCGGCAAGGCATGGCTGCGCTGCCGTGCGGCGTTCATCGCCAAGCGCCGAGCGATCGACGGCGGGATGTGCATGGACTGCGGCGAGAGGCTCGGCTACATCGCGCATCACTGGCCGGTCATGCTGACGGCCGAGACCGTCAACGATCCGGACATCGCGCTTAACCATGCAAATCTCCGCTGGGTCTGCAAAGAATGTCACGACAAGTATCCCGGGCACGGCGTTGCGCCGTCGCTCACGCCGCTGATCCGCTTCGACGCTGACGGCGACCCTATCCCCCCGTAATTTTTCTGCGGTCTCGGCCGCTCCTGACCGCCGCCCAGCCTCGGGAGAATACACAGGGTCGCGCAAGGCCCCCCCACCGAAAGCGCAAAAATCGGGCAGAAGAAAAATATCAACAAAGACCCCGCGCACACGAGGAAAAGCCGCGAAAGGAGGGCGAAAATGGGGCGAAATGCAAAGCCAAAGACCAAAGCTGACCGGATAAAAGCCGAGAAAAAACGACTTGAATCCATCTACCAGGACATAGACCCCGTTCGTCAGAAGCTCGCCGCGCCGCTCATCGAGCGCGCCGCTTTCATGCGCATCGAGTGCGAGGATCTCGAAGCTGACATCAAGGAGCACGGCTGGACGGAGATGTTTACCCAGTCCGCCAACGTCGAGCCTTATGCCCGTGCCCGTCCGGAGGGGCAGAGTTACCAGAGCTTGAACGGGAACTACCAGAAGATCATCCGGCAGCTCGACTCCATGCTCCCCGCCGTTGCCGGCAACAGCGAGGACGACGGCTTCGGCAGTTTCGTCACGGGGCGTGATGACCCGTGACAAAGCACAGGTCGTATCCCCTCACTTTCGCCCCGATACGCGAGTACTGGACGAAAATCGAGAGCGGGCAGGAAGTCGTCTCGCAGAAGATCTACCGGACCTACCGGCACATAGTCCGCCGCATGGACGGAGAAAACTCGGAGTACTTCTACGACCCGCGGCGCGCTAACCACGTGATCGAGTTCGTCGAGAACTACTGCCGGCACTCCAAGGGCAAGCTCGGCGGTCAGCTCATTCAGCTTGAGCTTTGGGAAAAAGCGATGCTCGCGACGGTGTTCGGCTTCGTCGACATCGAGGGCAACCGCCAGTACCGCGAGGCGATCCTGATCGTCGGCAAGAAGAACGGCAAGAGCCTGCTCGCCTCGGCGATAGGCCTGTACATGCAGCTTGCCGATTCTGAGCCCGGCCCGGAGGTCTATGCAGTCGCTACCAAGCGCGATCAGGCTAAGATTATCTGGTCAGAAGCAAAACGCATGGTGCAGAAGTCCCCGACGCTGCTCAAGCGTGTGCGGCCATTGGTCGGCGAGATCGCCAGCGACTACAACGACGGCGTATTCAAGCCCCTGTCCTCCGACAGCGACACGCTGGACGGCCTCAACGTTCATTGCGCACTGCTCGACGAGATTCACCAGTGGAAGAACGGGCGGCAGCTGTACGACATCATCGCCGACGGTATGTCCGCCCGAGAGCAGCCTCTGCTGTTCATCACCTCGACTGCCGGCAAGATTCGCGAGGATCTGTACGACGAGAAGTACGAGGAAATCGAGCGGGTCATTAACGGCTATGACGATCCTGACGGCTATCACGACGACCGTCTCATTGCTTTTGTCTACGAGCTCGACGCTCGCGCAGAGTGGACAGACCCCGCCTGCTGGAAAAAGGCCAACCCCGGCCTCGGCACCATCAAGAGCTACCGAACGCTCGCCGAGAAGGTCGAGAAGGCCAAGGCAAACCCCGCGCTTGTCAAGAATCTGGTCTGTAAAGAGTTCAATATCCGCGAGACCAGCTCCGAGGCGTGGCTCACCTTTGAGGAGCTCGACTGCCGCGACACGTACAAGCTCAACCCCGCGGAGCGTATTTTCGTCTGGGTTCACGACGGCATTGAAAAGGTGCTGCCGTATCCGACCTACGGCATCGGCGGCGTTGACCTGTCGAGCACGACCGACCTCACGGCCGCCTGTGTCATCTTCCAGGTTCCCGGGTGTGAGAAGATCTTCTCGATCTCTATGTACTGGCTGGCCGAGGATCTTCTCACCAAGCGAGTCAACGAGGACAAGATACCGTATGACAAGTGGCTCGACCGCGGGCTGGTTCAGCTCAGCCCCGGCAACCACGTTCACGCGAAGTACGTCAAGGAGTGGTTTGTCTACGTTCAGGAGGAGCTGGACATCTACATCCCCTACGTCGGATACGACAGCTGGAGCGCGACCTACTTCGTTGAGGACATGGCTGACTACTTCGGCAAGATGTCAATGATCCCGGTCGTGCAGGGCAAGAAGACGCTCAGCGAGCCGATGAAGCGCCTCGGCAATGACCTCGGCAGCAAGCGCATCATCTACAACAACAATCCAATCGACAAGTGGTGCCTGGCGAATACGGCTTACGACGAGGACGTTAACGGCAACATTCAACCGCACAAGACCAGCAAGCCGACCCGCCGCATTGACGGCACGGCTGCGCTGCTGGACGCGTACACCGTGTTCCTGGACAAGCAGGACGAATACCGCGACCTAATCGCATAGGGAGTGATGCTTTGAGCATATTCGACAGATTCATAAATAAGACAATTTCCCGCGTCGACCTTGTGACTGAGCGCGGCAACGGCTTCTTTGCCTGGAACGGCAAAGCTTACCAAAGCGACATTGTCCTCTCAGCCATTCGGCAGGACGTAAAAGCCGTCGGCAAGCTGACGCCGAAGCACGTCCGGGAAAGCTTCACCGCCGACGGCAAGCGCAAGATCGACATAAACCCGGAGCCTTACATCCGGTTCCTGCTTGAGGAGCCGAACCCGTGGATGACGGGCTCGGTGTTCCGCGAGAAGCTGATGACTCAGCTCAAGCTCAATCAGAACGCTTTCGCGCTGATCCTGCGCGATGACAACGGGCTGCCGGTCAACATCTATCCGATATCGGCCTCCGGATGCGAGGCCATTTACGACCGCAGCGGTGAGCTGTTCCTCAAGTTCTTTTTCAACAACGGCAAAATTTTTACCTTCAGGTATACGGACGTGATCCACCTGCGGGATAACTTCCACAAGGATGACATCTTCGGGACGCCGATATTTCCGGCGCTCGAACCGCTGATGCAGATCGTGTCCGTCACCGACCAGGGCATTGTCAAGGCCGTCAAAAACAGCTCGGTCATCCGCTGGCTGCTGAAACTCAACAGCTCGCTACGGAAGAAGGACGTTGAAGAGCAGGCGAACAGCTTCGCCAAGGCGTTTCTCGACGTCGAGAACGGCCGAGGAGTGGCCGCCGTCGACGCGAAGGCGGACGCCGTACAGGTCAATCCGACCGACTACGTGCCGAACGCCGCGCAGATGGACCGAACCACGAAGCGCATTTATTCGCTTTTCGGAACTAATCAGAAGGTCGTTGACACCTCACGCAGCGAGGCCGAGTGGGGCGCACACTTCGACAGCGAGGTCGAGTGGGTGCAGAACCAGCTCAGCGAGGAGTTTACCCGGAAGCTGTTTTCCCGCAAGGCGCGAGCCTTCGGGAACAAGATCGTATTCGAGGCAAGCGCATGGGACTGCGCCAGCATGCAAACCAAGCTCAACCTCGTTTCACTCGTCGACCGCGGCGCTCTGACGCCGAACGAGTGGCGCGCTGCGTTCAACCTCGCGCCGGTCGACGGCGGCGATGAACCGATACGGCGTCTTGACACCGCGCCGACAAAGCAAATAGGAGAGGAGGCATCATCCGGTGAGAATTGATGTAAAGGGCACCATCGTCAGCAGCGATGAGGCCTGGATCTACGATTGGTTCGGGATTGAGAACACGAGCCCGAAGCCAATCAGGGACGCTCTGGCGAGGGCCAGAGGCGAACCCGTTGACGTCTACATAAACTCCGGCGGCGGCGATATCTTCGCCGGGTCGGAAATATACTCTGAGCTCAGAGCCTACAAAGGGCCGGTCGCATTGCATGTGACCGGCCTTGCTGCATCTGCGGCCTCGGTGATCGCCTGTGCAGGCCCGTCGGACATCTCGCCGACGGGGATGGTCATGGTACACAACGTGTCCGGCAGCGCTGCCGGGGACTACCACACCATGGACAAGCACAGCGACGTCCTCCGGAAGGCAAACGAGACGATTGCTGCCGCCTATGTGGAGAAAACCGGCATGACGCTTGATGCGGCACTGAAACTCATGGACGAGGAGACGTGGCTCTCCGCGGCTGACGCTGTGGAGAAAGGTCTGATCGACAAGGTCAGCGAGCCCGCCGTCCGCATCACAGCCGCCTGCTGCACGGTGCTGCCGGCGGAAGTGATCGACAAAATGCGCAACTCGATCAAACCGCCCGAGGGCGAGCCCGCGGACGATCTGATAAAAGCCAAGGCCAAACTCAAATTTTATGAACTGAAAGGAAGATCTCTCACATGAAGAAAGAAATCTATCTCCAGAAGCGCGGCGAGCTTATGAATCAGGCCCAGCAGCTTCTGGACGCCGGTGATACCGAGAAGTTCGAGGATGTCACCAAGCAGATCGAAAGCCTCGACAACGAGTACGAGGAGTCCAGCAAGCGCCAGGCGAACCTTGACGCGCTCAAGGACCGTGTCGCCGGCCCTGACTTCGCCGCCGCTGCCGCTAACCCGCAGTTCGGCAACGTGGTCGGCCGCTACGAGCAGGGCGCGCCCGACGACATGTACGACTCCGCCGAGTATAAGGCGGCGTTCCAGGCATACGTCTGCCGCGGCGTTCCCATCCCGGCGAAATTCTCCAATGCCGACCAGAACACCAAGACCAGCGATGCGTCCGTAGTCATTCCGACCACGACCGTCCAGAAGATCTATGAGGCGATGGAGCGCGTCGGCAATATCCTGCCGCTCGTCACCCGCACGAACTTTGCTGGCGGCATGTCCGTGCCCACCTCCAGCGTCAAGCCGACTGCGACGTGGGTCGCTGAAGGCGCAGGCTCCGACACCCAGAAGAAGACCGTCTCTTATATCTCGTTCTCTTACCACAAGCTGCGCTGCGCAGTCCGTGTCAGCTACGAGATGGATAACATGGCTTACGGTTTCTTCGAGGCACAGCTGGCGCAGAACGTCGCCGAGGCGATCGTCAAGGCCGAGGAGACCGCCATCTTTAAGGGCACCGGCAGCGGCCAGCCCAAGGGCTTCCTGGCCGAGACCGCCACGGGCAACATCGACATCGCCAACACCAAGCACATTTCTTACGCCGACCTCTGCAAGGCCGAAGGCCTTGAGGAAGACGACGAGGCCATCTGGGTTATGACCAAGGCGACCTTTATGAACGAGATTCAGGGCATGGTCGATACCGACGGTCAGCCCGTCGCCCGCGTCAACTATGGCCTCAACGGCAAGCCCGAGTACTACATCTTCGGCCGCCGCGTCGAGATTGTCAACAAGGCTTACATGGATGACGCGAACCCTAACCCGACCGCCGACACCATCTGCGCCGCGCTCTACAACTTCCGCAACTACATTTTCAACAGCGGCGTCGCACTGCGCTTCCGCCGCTACACCGACGACAAGACCGACGATGAAGTTACCGTCGCGATCGAGGTCTGCGACGGCAGGAGCGTCCAGAATCAGAGCCTTATCACGCTGACCAACAAGAAGGCGGGCGGCTAATGTGCCCGAATCGGGCACATTAGCGTGGGAGGTGCTTAAATGGCGATTCTCGATGATGTAAAGCTCTCCCTCGGCGGGATCTCCCACACAAGGCTCGACAGCGAGATCGAGGCGGCTATAAACGCGGCCTGCCTCGATCTCCACATCGGCGGAGCGGAGAGCGTAGACAATGCCTGCAACGCCGACCCCCTCGTCGTACAGGCTATTAAGAACTACTGCCGTTACTGGTTCAACTATCAGGGCAACGGCGAGTTCTGGTTCAGCTCATACAAGGCGCTGCGTGATTCGATGGCGCTGTGCGGGCTCTACAACAGGGGTGACGACGATGAAGAGTAACCGGACACCGTTCACGGATCTGTGCAAGCTTATTGCAGTTAAAAAGACCTACGACGACGCGAACCACTACGAGACGGAGGACGTGCCGACCGAGGTTTTCTGCTCCGTCTCCCAGGGCGTCGGCCGCACAGAGTTTTACGAGGCTCTCAAAGCCGGCGTCAGGCTGTCCTTGGTCGTGGAGGTCAACGAGTTTGACTACGATGGCCAGACCGTGCTTGAGCACGACGGGCACCGGTACAGCATCGAGCGCACGTATCCGACCGGGTACGGCACACTTGAGCTGAGCTGCGCGGAGGTGACGCGATGACGATAGACGAACGCATCACCGCGGCCGTGACTCCGGTCGTGCCGGAGGTCGCGCCGCAGATCTATGAGGGCAGCTCCCTCACCTACTGCACCTACAACTATACCGAAATGCCCCAGCTGCACAGCTCCGGAAAGCCGAGGCGCATCACCTATCTGTGTCAGCTGCACCTCATGCTCCCGCGTGGCGCTGCTTCCGTGACGCTCCGCCGTGAGCTCTGCCGGGCGCTGTGGCATGCGGGCTTTACGTGGCCGCAGATCACCGACGCCTACGACGGCGACGGGCAGCACTGGGTATTTGAGTTCGAGGGCAAGGAGGCGCTGGGGGATGGCTAAGTTCTCCTCCGACGTCGGCCAGCTCATGCTGGACATGCAGCAGATCGCAGAGATTCCGGAGGACGTGATCGACGAGATGCTGCAGGCCGGCAGCAAGGTCGGCGTTGAAGCGATGCGCCGGTCGCTACGCCGGATGGGGCTCGTCAAGACCGGGCAGCTGATGAACAGCATCGTTGCAGTGCGCAAGACCGGGAAGGACGGGCGCATCTACTATCTGGCCTACCCTAAGGGGAGGCGCAAGGCCGAGCCGCACGTGCTCTCGGTCTCCAATGTTAACCGGGTAAATCCGCTGCACACCTACGCCAAGCCGCCGACCAACAACGACGTCGGCTTTGTGTGGGAGTTCGGCGCCCCGAAGCGCGGCATACAGCCGCGGCAGTGGATGCGCACGGCTAACGAAGAAAGCGCGGACGACGTAGTCGCCGCGGAGTTCAAAGTTTATGATGATTGGCTCAAATCCAAGGGATTTTAGAAAGGACTGACACATGGCTAACGAAAAACATTATGTACCGTATGGCCTGAGGGACATCTGGTTCGGAGAGTATTCGTACTCTGACGGTGCGATATCCTACGCCAACCAGCAGGTTCTCGGCCGCGGCATCACGGCGACGTTCGACCTCAAGTTTGCCGAAGGCCGTCTCTACTCCTCCGGCGCGCTGAGCCGGTACAAGAAGAAGCTCACCGGCGGTTCGATCTCGCTCAACGTCGAGGATCTCCCGCAGAGCATACAGAAATCCATTTTCGCCGCGACCGAGTACAGCCGCAATGTTGGCACCGGCAGCAGCACCGCAGTCAAGAGCATCGGCTACAACCGCAACAGCGGCGGCCGTTACGTGGGCATCGCAACCTACGTCCCGGCAGACGAGGCATCCGGCGACGGCTACATCGGCGTGTTTGTACACAAGGCAATGTTCGGCCCGCCGAGCATGTCTTACCAGACCGAGAACGATTCCATCCAGTGGACGACCCCGACCACGACGGGCGAGTTCGTCGACCCCGACGGCACTCAGAGCGACGGCTCCCCGTGGTCTCAGATCGAAATCGCGGAGTTTGCCACCGAGGCCGCGGCGCTGGCATGGTGCAAGGCCTGTCTGGGGGTGACCGGATGAGCGACATCAGAAGCGTAATCATGCCCAAAACGATTGACGGCAAGGTCTACCCCCTGACCGTCAACTACAACGTCATCGCCGATATACAGGCGGAGCTCGGCGGCCTCCGGGAGCTGCTCAAGCCCTCGAATTACCTCAAGGTCGCAGCCGTCGCGCTGGCGGCAATGCTCAACGAGGCCGCTTATCAGATGAAGCGTCCGGAGCGCTTCGACTCCCGCAGCGTCGCGCAGTATTTCCCGCCTATCACGGACATGGCAGCAGCGACCACCGAGGCCGTTGAGATCGTCATGTTCGTGCTGGATGCGATGATCGACCCGGAAGAGGCCGGGGACGCGCCCGAAGGGAGCGCCGAAAAAAACTGAGCTCCGGCGCACTGCCGGAGCTGAAAATTGATTTTGCGCAGGCTCTCGCGGTCTGGCTGATGCGGTTCAACGGCACGGAGGAGAGCTTCTGGCACGGGCTCTGCCCGCGCCGCCTGAACGCTCTGTGCAAGGTGCTGCTGCCGCAGCAGCGCCCCCAGCCGCTCCAGAACCGCGATAAACCGTCAGCGCGCGAGTTTTTTTGTCGGAGGTGATTAAGTGGCGACACGCAAAGTAAATACCGAGTTCACGGTCACCGGTGAAGAAAAGCTCAGACGGGCAATAACCGAGATCAACAACGGCGCAAAGGTGCTCAAGTCCGAGATGAATAAGCTCACTGCCGAGTATGACGGCAACACCGACAGCGCCGAATTTTTAACCCAGAAATACGACATTCTCGAGCGTCAGATGCTGACGCAGAAGGACAAGGTCGAGGCTCTTAAGCAGGCCGTCGCCGACTCCGCCGAGGCTTACGGCGAAGCTGACTCCCGGACGCAGAACTGGATAATCCAGCTCAACAACGCCGAGGCCGCCCTCGCCAACACCTACGGCGAGATGGGACGGACTCAGACGGCCATTGAGGACATGGACGGCTCTTTAGACGATGTGTCCGGTTCGACCGGCTCGGCCGCCGGGGGCATGACTTCTCTCGGCGATGTGCTCGACACCGTCGCCGACAAACTCGGTATCAAGCTGCCGGACGGTATCTCTAAGTTTACCGGCGGGCTCGGCAAAATCCCGGCTTCCACCGCCGCGGCAGCAGCCGGCATCGCCGCAGTTGTAGCGATTGTCATTAAGCTCGAGAAAAAGCTGATGGACGTCACCAAGGAGACCGCGGCAGCGGCTAAGGAGCTTGAGGCGCTGTCCTTGCAGACCAGCGTCAGCACGACGGACTTGCAGGCTTTCCAGTATGCCGAGGATTTCATCGGAGTCAGCTCCGACCAGCTCGCCGATTCGCTTAAAGACTTAACCACAAAGATGTCCGATGCGGCGAACGGCAACGAGGAAACTGCCGCGAAGTTCGACCAGCTCGGCGTGTCCATCTACGATGCACAGGGCAACCTCCGCAGTTCCTATGACGTGTTTCTCGACGTGATAGACGGACTCGGCGAGATGAGCAACCAGGCAGAGCGCGACGCGCTGGCCATGAGCCTCATCAATGAGAGCGCGCAACAGCTCAACCCGCTTATCGAGCAGGGCTCCGGTTCGCTGAAAAAGTACGCAGCCGAGGCCGAAAACGTCGGCTACATCCTCAGCAATGACCAGCTGAAGGCGCTGACCGCCGTCGACGACGCACAGAACCGGCTGCTTAAGTCTCAGGAGGCCGTCAGCAAGCAGATCAGCGCAGAGTACGCGCCGTATATGTCCGACGCGCTTAATCAGACGCGCGAGCTTATAGAAAAGGTCGGCAAAGCTCTTATCGACTCCGGTGCGGTCGATGCTTTCGGTTCGATACTGGACAGCGCTGTCTCCCTGCTTGAGCCGCTGGGCGATCTTGTTTCCGACCTGCTGCCGCCGCTCGGCGTTCTTCTGCAAGGCGTCGCCGGGACTATCGCGTGGATCGCGGACACGATCAATCTGATCGTCGGCCTGCTGACGCTCAACGGCGACCGTATCAGCACCGCGCTCGGGCTCAACCCAAACAAGGCGTCGAACATTCAGAAGGCGCTCTACGGCGCGGACTACAAGACCGAGAGCTACTACGACTCGACCGGCAACTACTACGACCCGACGACCGGCCAGTGGACAGGCAACTACTTTCACAACGCCGGGGGCAACGACAACTTCCCCGGAGGGCGCACGAGGGTCGGCGAGAACGGCCCGGAGACCGTTTACCTGCCGCAGGGTACGGTCATTGCCAACGCGCAGGAGACGCGCGCTGACGGCGGCTACGACGCGCCTGTCAACGTCTACATTGAGGCGCGGACGATTCAGGAGTTCAACGACATTATTGAGATAGTGCGCGACGCCCAGCGCGTCCGCCGGATGAAGGGAGCGCCTCGATGAGCACGACACTGACACTGACCGCGAATAAATCGGCGGCGGTGGCTAAAGTCTGGGGTGACACCAATGTGCATACCGGTGACGTCTTTGACTTCCCGTGGTACTCGGATGATAGTACCTACCCGGACGCCAACTATTATATCTATCTCGGCTTCAACGCCCCATCGGAAGCTTACAAATACCGCCCCATTCTCTCGGCGATCTTCAAGTGCGGAGCCGGGAAGAGCCTTTCGTATTGTCAAACTTTCCTGAAAGGTTTGCAGCAAAGCTTCAACGAAGACAGCGTCAATTACTCAAATCAACCTGCCATAGATTCAACACTTCAGGGCTCCTTTCATGTCGGCTCATACACGACCATAGAGTGGAACCAGACTGATTTGAAACCGGATGGAGCCGCTCTTGCCGCAGTATACGGGCTCCGTTTGGATTGCCGAGTATCCCGAATGAGCGGAGCTTCCTCAGCAATTGCTCGCTTTGCAAGTTCGAGACATGCCGAGAAAGCCCCCGTTATCATTGCAACCCTCGGCGACTCGGACGTCACCGCTGTAGTATCTCCGGTTTCCCCCGCCGCAGGCAGCTTTGTTAACAGGGCCGAAAAGGTCTCGTTTATGGCCAGCGTTGGGAATAGTGCCATATCGTTCGCGGCGCTTTCCGCCCAGAGTGCCACTCTTGAATATCGCACCGCAGGCGCGACCGCTGTCACCAGCAAAACTGCCGTTGTTTCTTCTTCCGGCATAAGTTATACCGCCCCGGCCAACCTGTTCGCGTCCGGCAACTATGAATATCGGTTCAAAATAGTCGACAATTTAGGCCGCGCTGCATATTCGGCGTGGACGGCATTTACAACCGCCGACACCATTCCTGTCGCGACGCCGCTCAGCCCCGACAGCTCCCTCGAAGACGGCACACAGGCAATCACATTCCGCTGGATGCACAGCAACGAGAGCGGCAGCGCTCAGACCAAGGCAGAGCTACAGAAGAGCGCTGACGGCAGTGCATGGACAACACTCGGCACTGTGACGGGCGCAGCCAATGAGTACGCCGCCCCGGCCGGTACATTCACCTCCGGGACATGGTACTGGAGAGTACGCACCTACAATCTCGACGGCGCTGCCGGAGAGTGGAGCACCGCGCTGTCGTTCGTAGTCGTCGCAGGCCCGACCAAGCCCGTGATCGTAGTCAAGGACGCCTCCCCGCGGCCTCTCATAAACTGGCAGACCAGCGAGCAGAGCGCCTTTCAGCTACAGCTTGACGACATCATCGACGTCACCGAGTACGGCAGTGAGAAGACGTGGCGCTGCCCGGTCTACCTCGACGACGGGGCGCATACATTCCGCGTCCGCAGCCAGAACAGCTATGGACTGTGGAGCGAGTGGGGCAGCGCGACCTTTACCGTCAGTCACACCGCAAGCGGGGCCGTCGTACTCACGGTCGACGCGGATCACCGCGCAGAGCTGTCATGGAGCTACGCCGGGAGCTGGACCGAGTTTGTTGTCTACCGCGACGGCGTCGCGATAGCTAAAACGACGGACTACAGCTATACGGACGATTACTCCGTCGGCACCGTGAGGTATCAGGTGCGCGCCTGCGCATCGGACGGGACTTATAACTACTCGCTCTCGAACGAGGTCACGGTATCCGTCATGCCGGAAACCGTCATGCTGTCCGCTCTGGGCTCCGGAAACTGGCTGTTTTTAAGGCTCTCCACGGCGCAGCACAGGACGAATACCGTCAAGGCATTGCGCACGTTCAGCCTGACGCATCTGTCCGGGCGAAAATTCCCGGAGGCGGAGCTGACAGAGTTCTGCGACCGGTCGATATCCGTCAGCTACGCGACGGACGACGAGGCCGAAAAGGCCGCGCTGGAGGCCCTGATGGGCTCCCCCGTCTGTCTCAAGACGCCGGGCGGCAAGATGGTCATAGGCATCCTCGACACGCTCAGCGAGACGGAGAGCATGTTCTACAGCTCTTACAACTTCGCCGTGAGCCAGATGCACTATCCGGAGGAGGTCGACCTCGATGCGTGAGACGCGATACAAGCTCAACGCGCTGCGCAATGGGGCGTTTCTTGCGGAGCTGCTCTTCTCCCCGGACGACGCGCCGAACATCAAGTTTGCCGCTGACGGTGAAATAAAGGGCAGCTTCTCCGGAGAGATCGTCCCCGACGCGGACTTTGACCTGCTGCGCGACGAGCTCCAGCCGATGATCTTCACCGGCACCGGCTGGAAGAGCTTGGGCATCTTCCGCCCAACAACTCCGACGCTGCAAGGCAGCACGACCGGAGAGAGGCAGCAGATCACCGCCTATGACCGCGGCTGGATACTGAAGAATGACCGAATTGAAAGCCGCCTGTTCATCGCGGCCGGGACGAACTATATAACCGCAGCTGAGCAGCAGCTTGCTGCGGCAAACATAGCCCGGACGCGCATCATCCCCAACGCCTCCACGCTTCCGGCTGACCGTGAGTTTGAGCCCGGAACGACGAGGCTCGACATTATCAACACTCTGATGGGCGAGATCGTATACCGCGACGTCTGGTTTGACGGCGACGGGCTGGCGCATCTTGAGCCTTATGCAGCGCCCGCCGTCGATCGGATCAAGCACCGGTACAGCTCTCGCAACATTCTGCGGGAGCCCATGGCCACGGATTACAGCGCCGGGACGGACATCTTCTCCGCGCCTAACGTGTTCATCTGCACCTGCGCTAACGCCGACCGGAGCGCGACTCTGACAGCGACCGCAGTCAACGACTCCCCGGTGTCTTCTAAAAGCACCATCCGGCGCGGAATGCGCATCTGCCAGCAGGTCAAGGTCAACGAGATTGCCGACCAGGCAGCGCTTGACGCTTACGCTAAGCGGCTCGTTACAGAGTCTCAGCTGAGCACACAGACGGTCGAGTTTTCCACAATGGCCGAGGCCGGGCACGGCGTCGGGGACATTATCGCGATAGATCACCCGACCATTGGGGGAATTTATGAGGAGACCGGCTGGAGCCTCACGCTCCGCGCCGGTGAGCTTATGAAGCACACTGCGAAAAGGACGGTGCTGTAATGGATGAGTTCTTCAACCTGCCCGCCGCCGAGGCGGAGCGTCCGCAGTTCCTGATCGCCACTGTCGGCGCTGTCGCGACCGACGGCGTGACGCTGATCTTCGCGGGCGAATCCGCACCGTCGACAAAAAAGTACAAAGGCAACGCCGCTCTTACGCTGAAGGCCGGGGATCGTGTGAAGCTGTCTTACGACAGCGGCACGTACCTGATCGACTACGTGATCGGCGTGCCGAAGTCCGGATAAGGAGGTACACCATGCTGACTATCCTTCAGGGGGACGCGCTGAGCGTCCCGATATCCATCAAACTCAACGGCATAGAGGTGACCGACGCCGATATACAGGCGGTCAAGGTCACGATGGGCGGCATTGAGAAGCGCTATCCCGGCGAGATCACATACTCCTCCGGCCGATTTCTCTTCCCACTGACGCAGGAGGAGACACTGGCCATGACGCCGGGCGTCAACGAGGCGATAATCCGCCCGAAGTTTTCCGCCGAAAGCCTCCGCGGGGCGAGGATAAAGACCGCCTTCAGCGTGATCGCCTCTCCCGACAAGGAGGTGCTGTAATGGGCTGCTGCGGGCTGACCGTCGAGCTGACAGACGAGGCCCTGACCGTTGAGCTCGGTCCCGCCATAGTCGGCAGCGGCGGGGGCATCTATGATTATTATGACGGCGCGTATGAAGTCGAGCCGCTCCGGACGGCACAGGTGCTGGAGACCGAGGGGCTCGTCATGCGCAAGGACGTGAACGTCCGGGGCGTCACCTTTCAGCAGACCACCAACGCCGCCGGAGGAAAGACCTGCAACATAGGAGGTGCAGATAACTAATGGGAAACAGTAAAATCATTTTTTACGGCGAGACCCTGATGGATCTCACCGGCGACACCGTAACCAAGGAGAAACTGCTCAAGGGCATTACTGCGCACGACAAGGCCGGTGATCCCGTCATCGGCACGTGTGAGTTTGACAGCGACACGAGCGACGCCACCGCGAACGTGGACGATCTCCTCGCCGGGGAGACCGCTTACGCGCGCGGCGCGAAGCTTACCGGCACCATGCCAAACCGCGGCGCTGCGGCCGGGGAGATCGCCTCCAAGGACGGCGAGTACACCATTGAGCTCGGCTACCACGACGGCAGCGGCAAGGTCGGCATAGCCGCCGCGGAGAAGCTGAAGCTCGTCGCCGGGAATATCAAAAAAGATGTGACGATCCTCGGCGTCAAGGGTACCTATGGCGGCGAGAGCGTCAACGCACAGAGCAAGAACGCGACCCCGGCCAAGACGGCACAGACGATCCTCCCCGACGAGGGCTACGACTACCTCTCCGAGGTAGTTATTGCCGCCGTGCCGTACACCAGCGCTGCGAACGCTGCCGGAGGTATGACCGTCACGATCGGGGCCTGAGCATGGGCAACAGTAAGATCGTCTACTATGGCGAGACGCTGATAGACCTCACCGGCGACACCGTCGAGGCTGCGAAGCTCCTCAAGGGCGTCACCGCTCACGACAAGACGGGCGAGAAGATCACCGGCACGTTTGAGGCGGCCGACCCCTACGCGATTATCGGCGTGACGTATCCGGAAGGAAGCGTCTGCACCTGTTCAAATGGCAGCGTGACGCTGACAGCAAAGGATACAACCGGTAAAGCACTATTCGCTATCCCCTCCGCCGGGACATGGACGGTCAAGGCTGTAAACGGCAACAAGAGCGCGAGCAAGGCTGTGAGCATCACTGCTGAGGGACAGGTCGAGACCGTGGAGCTGACGTATGGGCTCTATATCTTTAAAAATGGCTCGGGGCTGACGTCTGGGTACTCGATCAAAAGCAACAGCATGACTTCTGCGCCGACAGTTTCAAGCGACACAATCAGTTGGTCTGGCAACTCCAGTAGCGGCGGCGTAGCATTCTATATCGACCCCGCCGTCGCGTTGAGTGGCTATACAAAACTGTGTGTCGATTTTGAGTGCTCATACAACTACGGCGGGACCTACGGCATGGGATTTGGCGTCGGCACAGATGCCGCGGCCTCCACTACGATCAATAATACTAACTGGACTGCCAAAGTTACCAGCACAGCGCAGGGCGCAATTGCCCGGAATACGGTGCAGTGCGATATATCGGCGCTGACAGACTCGGAGTACATTAAAGTCGTAGGATCATATTCTGCCGGCAAAATCTATAACATCTGGCTTGAATGAGGGGGCGCAGCATGACAATCTACATAGACAGCGATTATAAGTGTTACGTCTCCGCATCTGACGGACGCAGAGCAATTGAGGTTAACGACTTCAATGGCAAATGCCCGGAATGGATAGAAAGTTACCGCTTCGTCCCCGAGGGCGAGACATGGACGCGCGAGGACGGAGAGGTGTTCACGAACATGGCAGCACCGTGGAAAGACCTGGGCGAAGCATACGTGGCGCAGGCGGCGTACGTGGCGGCGCAGAACGCACAGTATGAAGCGGCACTGACCGAGATTGAAGCCGCACTGGAGGTAACATCATGACGATAGAAGAGCGTAAGAATGCGATTCTTGCCAAAATTGCCGAGATCAAGCAGGGTGGCAGCTCTGCTGAAGTTGAGGACATGCGCGCCGCACTTGACTTGCTCGGCGTGACTAATGAGGAGGAGACGGCATGAGTTATCTTAGCAGCGCACAGAAGCTCCGCGCGGCGATGGACACCGCGGGGAATGCCCTCTCGGACGCGCAGGCGAGCACCTGCAAGCTTATTTATCAGCAGTGGTCTAATCTCATAGGCACGACCGCAACGCCGGGACAGCGCTTCCTGCACGGCGATACGCTATACAGAGTTCGCACCGACGCGTCGGAGCACACCTTCAGCGCCGAGTGGGTGCCGGGCGTGCCGACCGCTGCGCTCTACGAAGTTATAGACGAAGAGCACAGCGGCACGATTGACGATCCTATCCCGTTCACTCAGCCGATGGAAGTTTTCAACGGCAAGTATTACAGCCAGAACGGCAAGGTCTATCTCTGCACACGCGACAGCGGTAAGCCGCTCGCGTTCAACCTCGCCGATCTGGTGGGACTCTATGTAACGGAGGTAAGTTAATGGGAATTATCGACAACGCCGTGACTCGCGCGCTGGAGATAGCGGCGGACGACAGCCACGGCTACGATCAGGCCAACCGCTGGGGGCCTGACTACGATTGCAGCAGCCTTGTCATCTCCGTATTCAGAAAGGCCGGAGTTCCGCTCAGCTGCACTTACACGGGCAACATGCGCGGTGACATGCTGCGTCGCGGCTTTGAGGACGTGACGGGCAGCGTCGACCTCTCGACCGGCGCGGGACTTGAGCGCGGTGACGTGCTCTTGAACCACGTCCACCACACCGCCTTGTATATAGGCGGCGGGCAGATAGTGCAGGCGAGCATCAACGAGTATGGCACTACGACCGGAGGGCAGACCGGCGACCAGACCGGGCGCGAGATATACCCGCGCGGGTACTACAACTATCCGTGGGACTGCGTGCTCAGATACTCAGGGGGAGACAGCGCGGACGATCCGGAGAGCACGCCGGCCGCCGCGTACTGGCCGCCCCGGCTGCTCCAGTACACGCCGGGGCTCCGGCTCATGGTCGGCCCGGACGTGCGCGCGGTGCAGGCGCTGCTCCTCTGTCGCGGGTATAACCTGGACGTCGACGGAGAGTACGGTCCTGCGACTGCTGCGGCGGTCGGGCGCTTTCAGACGGCCTCCGGACTTGACACGGACAGTGAGTGCGGCCCCCGGACATGGGCGGCGCTGCTGACACTTCCGGGAGGTGATGCGGCATGAGATAGGATTACCGGGCAGTTCAACCACAAAACGGAGGACATCTACAATGTCAGAAGCAATAGTTTGCGCCATTATCGCCGGAATCTTTTCAGCACTTGGCGCCTGGCTCGCGAATCGCAGGAGTCAGGCCGTCTTTCAGGCGGTCATTGAAACTAAATTCGAAGAACTCAGCAAGCATGTTGAGAAGCACAATCAGGTCATCGACAGGACCTATGCGCTGGAGACTCAGGCTGCCCTCATGGACGAGCAGATCAGAGTCGCCAACCACCGCATAGCCGACCTGGAGGCTTTTCACAAACCGTAAATGTGCCCTATTCGGGCACAAATTGAAAGGAGTCAAAACATGGAAATAGTAGGCATAGCGAGCGTGGCGGCGATCACCGTCATCGCATATCTTATCGGCGAGGTAGTCAAGGCGACCGGCCTTGACAACAAATGGATCCCCGTTATCTGCGGGGTCTGCGGCGGCGCGCTGGGAGTCGTGGGCATGATGATCATGCCGGAGTTCCCGGCGACGGACTACATAACCGCCGTCGCCGTCGGCATCGTGTCCGGCCTCGCAGCTACCGGCGCAAACCAGATCATCAAGCAGCTGGGCAAGTCCGAATAAATATTAACAGGGTCTGACGCAAGCCGCGTCAGGCCGCACAGGGGGAGCGTTGCCGCGCTCCGGGCTTGCCGGCCGATATTGATATGACGATATCGGCAGAGCTGCGCGAGCAGCTTTTAAGACCGCATAGCAAGCCCAGTCTGTCGTTTCCGCGAGAGCTCAGAGAGCAGCTGGAACGCGACTGCGGCTTCACCGATGATGAAATCACCGTCCTGCGTCTCTGCGGGCGCGGATGGTGCTATGCAAGGATCGCCGACGAGCAGCATTGCAGCGTCGAGGTCATCAAACGGCGGGTGCGGTCGATCAAGAACAAGATCGCGAACTTATAGCACAGAACGCAGCAGGTTCAAGCCTGCTGCGTTCTGTGCGCTTCGATATCCCTTTTAATGAGCGTCTTGATGTACTCCCCCACGGGCAGCCCCTGTGCTTCAGCAGCGACCTTAACAATGTCCCGCGTGAGGCCGTCGCGGCCGTCCTTCCGGAACTGGATAGTAACGGCGTCGTAGGTCTCACGCTTATGGTTCCGGCGGTACTCGGTGCCCTCGGTCTCTTCCCAAGTTGATTTAGTCGGCATCGCTTTCAAAGTCCTTCCCGTCGTCGAACTCGACGCCGTTTTCAACGAGGCAGAGCGAGCAGAACAGGC